GTTTGTCCACTACCCAAAACTTAAAGAGCTTAAATCAGCTTTAGCGTTTGTGGTTACAAACGATCTGATAAAGAAAATTCACAAGAGGGAAGACATGCTGAGTTATATGGGGGTGTTTAGCGACGAACTGGAGCGGCTAGCTGTGGCGCACGAAAGCGGAGTGTGGAACCCCGTGAGTGGCCCGTTGTGCAAGTTCTGCCCAGTTACCAGTTGTGAGTTCAACAAGAGCTAGGAGACACCTTATGCCCTATGTCAATAAAAAGCGCCCATACGGGAAAGAATACGAGCAATACCACGGCACCCCAGAGCAGAGAAAAAACAGAGCTGCTAGGAACCGTGCTAGGTACAAATTAGAGAAGGAGGGTCGGGTCGCAAAAGGTGACGGTAATGACGTTGACCATAAAAAGCCTTTATCCAAAGGCGGCGGGAACGGAAGCAAAAACTTGCGTGTTAAAAAGAAAAGTAAAAACCGTTCCTTTAACCGCAACAGCGACCACTCTGTAAAAGGATGAGTATACTAAAGAATTACGAGTGGCCTGGAAAATACAAACCGTTTGCACACCAAGAGGCTACTGCTGACTTCCTGTCCAGAAGGAAGAAGGCGTTCTGCTTTAACGAGCAGGGTACGGGCAAAACCGCGTCCGTCATATGGGCGGCGGACCACTTAATGAAACAAGGTAAGATCAAACGAGTCCTTGTGATATGCCCGCTATCTATTATGAAGTCCGCTTGGCAGCGCGATTTGTTCACTTTCGCCATGCACCGGAGTTGTATGGTGGCATATGGCGATGCAAAGACCAGAGCTAAGACCATTAGCGGTAATGCAGAGTTCGTTATTATCAACTACGATGGCGTAGCTATAGTTAAAAAAGAGATAATGGACGGTGGCTTCGATCTTGTGGTGGTCGATGAGGCCAATGCTTACAAGAACACGCAGACCAATCGCTGGAAAGCGCTTCGGGATATAGTGAGTAAGGGCTGCGGGTTATGGATGCTGACAGGCACTCCCGCTGCGCAGTCTCCTATTGATGCTTTCGGTCTGGCACGGCTGGTAAATCCTGATAACAGCCCCAAGTATGTAGGCGCTTTCCGCGACATGGTTATGTACAGGCTGTCTCAGTACACCTGGATACCTAAGCCAAGCGCGAAAGATACCGTGCATAACATATTGCAACCGGCGATTCGGTTTGAAAAGAAAGATTGTTTGGACCTACCCGCCGTTACGTTTGTGAACAGAGATGTAGAACTTACTGCGCAACAAAAGAAGTACTACACGCTTATGCAGAAGCAGTTCATTCGCGACGCGGATGGCGACAGTATTACGGCTATAAACGCAGCCGCAAAGCTAAACAAGCTTTTGCAGATATCGGGCGGTGCGGTTTACTCGGACAACGGAGCTGTGGTCGAATTTGATGCGTCCAGCAGGGTACAAGCTGTTATAGAAGCCATCAATGAAACTAACAACAAGGCACTCGTGTTTGTTCCGTTTAGCCACACTATCGACATCCTAGAAGAGTCTCTGAACAAAAGTAAAATACCGTGCAGCGTCATCGACGGTCGCGTCAGCCTACATAAAAGGTCTGAAGCGGTCAGACGGTTCCAAGAAGAAAAAGACCCGAAGGTACTGCTAATACAACCGCAAGCAGCGTCTCATGGGCTCACACTCACTGCTGCAGACACCGTTATTTGGTACGCTCCAGTTACGAGCGTAGAGACCTACCTACAAGCTAATGCACGTATAGACCGCCCTGGACAGAAGAACGCGATGACAGTCATACATATAGTAGGTAGCGAGGTAGAGCGTAAGCTATATCGTGTCTTGAGAAAAAAGATGGCGGACCATAAATTAGTCGTTGACTTATACCGCGACGCGCTTCAGAGTGCCGCCTAGTTAACTAAGTCTAAAACGTAATTGAGGGAGTAACCAGTGGAAACTGAAGACAACAGAACTGTCTCTACACCTGATCTGGTAGAGGCATATATCAAACAACGTAACATAATCTACGAGAAGGAAGACGCGCACAAGGCCGAGATGGAGGTACTGCGCCGTGAGCTTGATGTTATTGGCGATCAGTTGCTGAATGTTTGTAACGATCAAAATGCTGACAGCATTAAGACAGCTTCAGGTACCGTGTCCCGCCGTATCCAGTCTCGTTTTTGGGCGAGCGATTGGCAAAGCATCTACGATTTCGTCATGCAACACGATGCGCCTTATCTGTTAGAGAAGCGTATCCACAACGGTAACATGAAAACTTTTCTGGAAGATAATCCAGACTTACATCCTGCTGGACTACAGGTTGAAAGCAAGTATGTAGTTCAAGTCCGTAAACCAACAGCACGATAGGAGCACTAGACATGGGCGAAGTAACCATTTTTACAAACAACAGTGTGACTGTATCTGGGCCGCGCGAGAGTAAGCTTAAGGGGGTATTCTCGTCTGGCTCTTTTACGAGCCGCCGTATCCAGTCGAATATCAACGGCACGTTCAAGCGGATCATCAACGGAGAGCAGGTCGGCAACGCAGTGCGAGGGGATATCAAGGTCATTATCCTCAACGCCCTCACTAACCCATCCCGTATCTATTACAAAGATAAGTACGACCCGACGAAAGAAGCAACGCTTCCTAACTGTTGGTCTAACGACGGAAAGACCCCCGAAGACGCTTCTTCTGATCCGCAATCTTCGAACTGTGCAATGTGTCAGCAGAACATCAAAGGTTCGGGAGCTAACGGGGGGAGAGCGTGCCGGTACCAACGGCGTATTGCCGTATTATTGGCTGGTGATGAAAGCGGCGACATCTACCAGTTCAATATCCCTGCTAAGTCCTTGTTTGGAAAAGGTACCGGCACCGCTCACCCGTTCGAAAGTTACGTTAAGTACGTAACAGCGAACAACGAGGCTCTGGATAACATTGTGACCACTATTGCCTTTGACAGCGAAGCTGCCACGATGGAGCTTACTTTCTCGGCAGAGCGTATTATCACCGACGAAGAGTACGAGCTTGTGAAGGCTGCACGGGAGAAACCTGAGTTCGACATGTACACGAAACTCACGGCGGCTCAGACCGATAAGGTCACTAGAAAGCCTGTAGCTGCTTTCGATAGTACCCCTGACGAGGAGGAAGAGGACAGCGATGAGGCTGTTGCGGCTCCTAAGAAGCGGGCTAAGAAGAGGGCTGAACCCTCCAAAGGTGATGTTAGCTCGGATATCGTATCAGCACTTAATGAGTGGGAGTAGTCATGCTTGGATATACTCTTGCGATAGCCGAAGAGAATAGGGTTGCGGACGGTAAGCGGCTAGGCGTCAAGCTTGGCCGCGTCTGCATCAAGAACTCCGTGCCTGTAATAGACGTAGCCAAAAAGTTTGGGGTGTCCCGCCAGACTATCTATAACTGGTTTTCCGGTAGAGGTAGCCCACGGTCTACTCTTCAGGCGGCTATAGAGAAGTACATAGCGTCTTTCTCTAGTTAAGTTTTTTATCTTGTCTCAAATGGGGGCTTACGCCCCCAGGGGTACACATGTCCTCATTTGATCTACTACAGGCAGTACAGCCCGAAGAAGGCTGGTTTGCCATTGTGGGTATTAGTGGTGATGGGACGCAGAGCACTAGTCAGAAGTTAGTACAGACCCGCGAGGAAGCCGCCGAGGTTATAGCTAGATTTGTAGCGCAAAAGCGTAACGTGTTCTTTGGCGTTGCTAAGTACAAGTCTGGTGAAAATAGACGTAAAGATAACGTAGCAGCGTTAAAATCCTTCTGGGTAGACATAGACTGCGGCCCTGACAAAGGCACACCCGACCCAAAGACTGGTGTACCTCAAGGCTACTTAACCCAAGATGCCGCCCTAGAAGCTCTGGAAGAGTTCTGTGAATTAGTTGGGCTCCCCGTACCAGTCATAGTTAACTCTGGGCGCGGCATACACGCCTACTGGATATTAGAAGAAGCAATAGGGCCAACTTTATGGGAAACTATTGCCGACAAACTGGCAGAAATCTGCAGGGTGCAGCAGTTCTACGTCGATAGAGCGGTTTTTGAAACCGCGCGAATACTTCGTGTTCCGAACAGTCTAAACTATAAAGGGGAGACCCCGCTTCCGGTTACCGTACTAAAGGAAGAAGTAAATCCTATTACGGCGCAGGAACTTGCAGACTTATTAGGCATAGATTTAGACGTTGCTGTAGAGGTTAAGCAGAAAAAAATAAAGAAGCAGGAAGCTAAGGAGGATAAGCACGCTCGTAGGAGGGCTGAAAGCCCCCTGTTTAAGAAGCAGCAAGAGTCCATAGCCCATAGCTTCAAAGGGCTCATGCAGCGCAGCTTGAAGGATGCAGGCTGTAGGCAAATAAAGGAGGCGTTCCTAAATAGGGAGTCACTAACTTATAACCAGTGGTGGCACGCCCTATCCATAGCAACCCAGTGTGAAGACAGAGACACTGCGATCCACACGCTGTCAAAGGGTTATAAAGACTATAATCCAGTAGAGACCGAAAAAATTGCTGCGTCCACTAAGGAGCCGCATCGCTGCGCTACGTTCGAGGCAGACAATCCGGGGGGATGCAAAGGGTGCCCCTATAAAAATAAAGTTGGCTCCCCTATTGCTCTCGCTAAACGGGTAATAGCTGCGGACCCAGACCAGCACAAAATACTTCGTTGCGACGAACCGGACGACGAGCCGGAAGAAGTTAAGAAAGACTCTGTAGACATACCAGTAGATTGGGTGGCTAAGAACTTCATCCCTAAGATGCCGACAGGGTACGTTAGAGGTGCGGGTGGCGGCATATACATGGAGACCGAAGACGGCGATGTAGTCGAGGTCTACGCACACGACCTATACATAGTGAAACGGATGTTTGACCCCGTGGATAAAGAAGTAGTTGTTATGCGGCTGCATTTACCAAAAGACGGTGTTCGAACTTTCATACTGCCCAACTCTAGTTTAGCGAACATAGATAAACTCCGGACTTCACTAGCTGAACAGGGAGTAGTTTGCGGGATGAAGAAAGAGTTTGAGCGATTATTTAGATACTTATCTGCGTCATTGAGCGCACTACAATGGCAACAGGAGGCCGAAAAAATGAGACTGCAATTTGGATGGATGGATAGTGACACTAAGTTTGTACTGGGTGATAAGGAATATACAAAAGACGGGGTGTTCCATAGCCCACCGTCTTCCGCCACAGAAGCCAGGGCGGCTTTTATCCACGAGAAGGGCTCTTTGGACAAGTGGAAAGAAGTAGCAAAGCTTTATGGCCGCTCCGGTATGGAAGCGGCGGCGTTTGGGATGCTTACAGCTTTTGGCTCCCCACTATTTAAGTTTACGGGGCACAGCGGGGCGCTCATCAACTTAATCCATCCCCGGTCAGGTACGGGCAAGACCACCATTCTGCACATGGCTAATAGCGTGTATGGCGCACCGAAAGACTTGTGTAGTTCTAAGGATGACACACTCAACGCTACTATTTTTAAGTTTGGTGTAAACAACCACCTGCATAATGCACTGGATGAAATTACGAATATGTCGGCGGAAGAATTTTCTTCGCTTGCCTACGCAGCCTCCCAGGGGGTTGGTAAAGATCGGATGACTAACGGGGCTAACAAGCTGCGTGATAACAACACGAGGTGGCAATCCATAACCCTGTGCAGTTCAAACGCCTCCTTCTATGAAAAGCTGTCTACGGCAAAAAGCGATCCGGACGGCGAGAAGATGCGGATAATCGAAGCTAAGATCGAGATGAACACCGCCATAGACCGCGACCTCGGTAAGGAAATGTTTGACCATCAGCTCATGGAGAATTACGGTCTGGCTGGGCCGGTGTACATCCAGTACTTAGTAGACAACGTGGAGAGCATAAAAGAAGAACTAAAACGGACTCAGGCGTACATAGACAAGCACCTTGAGTTAACGCCCCGTGAACGGTTTTGGTCCGATGTCTTCGCTTGTAACCTCGTCGGTGGGCTTATTGCTAAAAAGTTGGAGCTTATTGACTGGGATTTCGCTCCTATTATGAAGTGGCTGAAGTCTCAGGTATCAGAACTGAGAGATGAAGTTACTCCCCCCATCATGTCTTGCGCTGGAACAGTCGGAGACTACATAAACCGACACATTCAGAACCTCCTGATCGTGGACGGTACGGTTAACGCGAGGCACAATATGTCCAACCCACCGCTTCGCGAACCTAAAGGCCCGTTGTTCCTACGGTATGAGCCTGACACATTTAAGTTGTTTGTGGCTACGGGAGAGTTCAAAAGGTTCTGCTCCTCTAGACAGATCAATTACAAAGATACTCTTGCAGAGCTTAAGCGGCAGGGAGTGTTGTTAGCGAGGGACTTCAGTAAGCATATGGGCAAGGGGATGGACGGCCCCTCTGTGCTGTCTAAATGCTTAGTGTTGGATATGAAGTCTTCGTATTTTGATGGTGTCCGCCCAGACCCAGAAACGCTAGCGGATGAGAAAGTAGCAGATGCTGGTGGAGGGAATTAAGTACCGCCTGAAGTGGCGTGCTCTAAAGCTAGGAGAATCTTTTTTCATACCTTGCTTAGATCAAGACTCCGCTACACAACGGGTGTCCAAGGAAGCAAGTGAAAGAGGACTCACTATGTTTGTAAAGGCAGTTATAGAGCACGGCGTTAAAGGTATACGAGCTTGGCGTATATAACTGTGGCCCCCCACCCCGGTGGGGGGCTTATTTTCTTTCTTTGTAGCGGTCTGTCTCAGCCATTGTACGGGCCAACCATCGCGGGGCTTGGTACCTGCCGCCGCCCATCTCTGCCAGAACACGGTTTCGTATCCGCCCGTTAACAGAAGTCTGTATACTCTCGTAGGTTATAGGGTCGTTAGGGTTGGCCTGTGAATA